TGAAGGCAGGATCGGAGACGCCGTCGAACGCCAGGACCATGCGGCCCATCATGGCTTCGCCTTGAGCACAGTTTGGCGTGTCGACTTCTTTGACGAATACGGTTCCCGAGAGCGAGCCAGCGCCTGGGTAGGTGATGGTCGCGGTGATGCCAGCGTAAGGCTCGGCCGTCGGCACTTGCGCGGTGGTGATCGGAACCGACGCCCCCGTCCAATAAAAGGTAATTTCTACCTCTGTGAATTCACGGAGGTCAGAGGGACGTCGCGTTTTAAATGCGGTGGTGCTCAAGTCGGTGGTTTCGATTTCACCGACTGAGAACTTCACGGGGCTGATGCTTTTGATAAGCGTTGGGGCGATACCAGTTGCCGATAGCGTCGTGCCGAGGCCGGTGTCCGGAATGGTAAGTGCTGGCATGGTTTAGGGCTCCTTGTAATGGACCAAACAATCAAACGAAACGATGTACCGATGTTCTTGGTTGCCGTCGTCCGGCGTTTCTTGCATATACTCGTCGCCGGAATCGAACTCGACACCGCAAAACGTGTAGCCAGAGGTGACGCCGCGGTAGGCATCGATGCCGGTTTCACGGATCGCCTTCGACAATGCCGACGCTGCGGTGCGTGTGGTGGCGTAACAGTCGAGTTGGATCCGTGCGTGGGCGAGTTTTTGGAGGCCTGCAATACTGTGCTCGCGTTGCGTGCTGACGATGTAGTAGATGATGGCTGGAAGCGTAGCGCGTTGAACCAATGCGTCTGGGTACATGCGTTGCCCGACGATCGCGGAGACGGTCGCATAGGAAAGCAGCTTGGTTCGGAACGCTTCGCCGATGGCACTCATCTATTCCCCACTGATAACGGTGATTGTGCGAGCCGCGGTTTCGGTGCTGGTCGACACGAGCTTCAGGTACTTGACCGCTTCGAATTGATCGCGATTGAGTGCAACGTGACGCGAGGTGCCGACGCCGATATTGATCTCGGTCGATTCGTAGTACATGGGCGTAAAGGTCGCGTTGTCGTTGCTGGCCTGAAACTTCACGGATGTGCCGCTGAGTGCCGCTGGCAAGATGATCGCCAGAGGAATGCGGTTGTTTTCGAGCGTCAGAGTTGTTGACGTTGTGCCCGATGATGCGATGGTGACGGTATCGGTGAGTCGTAGATTTTTAGCCAAGGCGAAGCTCCTTGATTTCGATTGCCAGTTGATCTTGGAACGCTTTGAGTTGTTGCGACTTGGTTTCGTCGTAGGCTTTTTGGAGGAAGTGCGGATTGTCTCGCGGTCGAAGCCGGCCCGTATCGCGGCCCCACAAAATGTGGCGACGCCCTTTAGGTGATGCGTCGAATTGCTGCTTGTTACCCTTGGGCCACTTAGCACCGATGTAGACGCGAGCACCTTTGTTGTGGCGAATGGTTTTGATGCCCATCTGCTTGCCGGAGTCGATCTGCCACTTAGCGTCGTTCTTGAATTTGGCAGACCATTTTTTGCGTGTGCCGGATCGTTGGCTCGATGGTGCCAGTGCCTTGGCTCGCTCGGCGATCGGTTTGGCCATCGCCTTGAGGCAACGCTCCGCCGGACCAAGACGCAGCAGCTCAGGAATCTGCGTGAGCTTCGCGATTTGGTATTCGTCAAACGTAAACTCGATTTTGATGCTCATGAGGTACACACCAGTTCTATGTAACGCCGAAGGCCGTCTATGTCGTTCACGTAGGTGATGCCGTAGTCGGTGCCGTTGTAGGTAATCTTTTGCAATGGCGAGTAGCCGGCTCGATAGCGAACGCGGAAGACAGCTCGCGTGCCGTCGGTGTATTGGCGACCTCGCATGGACTCGGTGCCGCCGGTCGGTACAAACTGGCACGGCTCGTTTTCGAGGAACGTGGACCAAGTGACAACCGGCTGGCCTGCTGAGTCAAGCGTCTCGGTCGGCGTTTTGATAGTGCAACGCTGACGCATCGAACCGACATGAAAGGAGGATGGACGGCCAGGCATTATGGGTAGGTGCTCCTGGCATAGCGAACGACAAGGTCTTCGTAAACTTTGCGGTTGTAAGAGCCTTCGTTGACCAACATGTCTCGGTTCTCGAAGTAGTGACCAACGAGGAGAAGCATGGCACGCTTGGCGATCGCCGGAACGCTGGTTGCGTCCTGCGAATAGCCAAGTTTGTAGGTGATCTCCCAGGCGTCCCAGCGGTCGGCAACGGCTGGCAGTGTGATTTGGTAGGCGTAGCGGATCTCGTTGATGTGGAGCTGGTACTGCGAAGCGTTCCAAGTGGTCTGGTTGTTGGCACCGTCGTAGTACTTGATCGAAGTGATCGAGTGGATCGGACGCTTGGGCAAGGCGAGTCGGTCGGTGATGTAGCGAAATCGGACCTTCCAGGTTTGGAAGCACATCACTGAGTCGGTGTCATGCTCCCACTGCTGGCGAGCCTCAGCGATCGCGCTTTGGAGTTGGACGTCGTGCGTGCTGTCGCTGCTGGCGATCTCCAGTTGCTTCTTCGCTTCCGCTAGCGTCAGCGGTTCCGCTGTCGGTCCTGTCACTAGCTCGGCTTGGAATCTCATATTCGGCAACTCGCAATCGATTGACTAACAGATCCTCGACACCACGCCCTAGCTCAGTCAGCAGGACTCCCGCTGGCCACTGTCTCCATGGCTTCAACATCCTCACGCTCATTGGCTTCCTCCTTTTGTCTTGCGTTGTACTCGGCCTGCATCATCTCTTCCCAGTCCTTGGGGTAGATGTGCTTGGGCCGCATGTTCTCGTCGTGAATCACAACCATTTCTTCGAGGTGGCCGAGTCGCACGCCTGGATCGATCCAGAGCTTGAGGCCGGCGGCCTTCCATTGCTTCCAGAACCACACGTCGCTATCGATCCGGTTGTCGCCCCATGAGCCGTGCTCGTCCGGCTGGCAGACGAACCAAGGCTTGGCGACGCTCGCCAGTCGGTGAGCGTTGACCACGGTCAGGCCGAAGTGAGCGGCGTCCACTTCGATCGGGTAGCCTCGCCATGCGGCGGAGGTGTGGCCCTCCTTGAAGCCGAGCATCCATGGCTTGCCGCGCTTGACTTGAATGCCGGTGACACAATCGAAGTCTTCTTGGACAGCGATTGAAATCAGGCGATGCAATTGGTCCGATGTAAACAGCGTGTCAAAGTCGATCGTGACGATGTAATCCACGCCAGCCGTGATCGCGTCTTCCATCATGCGTTGCATGTTTTGGTGATAGAAGACGCCAAGGCCCACGTTGAGTGGAATCTTGATTTGCCGCAGTGCCGCCTCAATGTTGGTGCGGCACCATGTACCCTCGTAGCGAGGGGCAGTCATGATGGCTTGGACTTTGACTTGCTTGCTGTCAGACACCGCAGTTGTTCCTCCTAGCGTTCTCTGGTTAGCCGACAACGACCACATCGGCGTTGCTGCTGTTGGCAACGTTCTTGAACTCGAGGTCCAAGCAACCGTTGACGCAAGAGATTACGTCGCCGTTGGTGGTGCTGTCTGGAGTGATGGTAATTCGCAAGTGGGACTTGCGACCCTTGAGGTCAACGTGATAGGCAGCAACCACGGCAGCGGTGTTGTCGATGACGCGGTTGAAATTGCTGTTGAACGTCGACCAGGTGCCGGTGGCGGCGTCGCCTTCGGCCAGCTCCAACGTGACGTTGGTGCTGTTGGTGTTCTTCTCAACGCCAAGGTTGATCAGAAGGGTTGCGTAGTCGGCGCCGCGAACGTCGAACGCTGCGGAGCGAACGGTTGTGGCCGCAGCGATCGGGCCGAGGAGGACGTTGTAGTCCATTGCTTGCGAAGCTTTCATGGTTTTGTATTCCTGTTTGAAATGGTTTGTTTGAAAAGTGGGGGCCGAGCCGTGGACTCGGCCCCCGTGACGCTAGGAGGAACTAGCGGATCAGCCGAAAACGAGACCAATAATGCCACCGGCGACAGTGGACGTTCCGCGATCGTGAACCACGATGTCGAAACGCTCCGTCGCGCGAATGTTGATGGTGTCGGTGAGGAATCCGAGCGAGTTGTCCACCGCCAAGCTGATGCCTCGTCGGCTGCCCAACATGACGCCGTCCGCCAAGTTGCCGAAGTAGGCAGCACGCCCGCCGCTGGTGCCGGTCAGTCGCGATTCCATGACCTGTGTCACGACGATCTCGTAACCAAAGAAGGAACGGATGACGCCGTTCTGCAACTCTGTTGCGGTCACGCCACCGACTGCATTGGAAAGCCGCTGCATCGATGCGTGCAAGCCTGCTTGGCTGATGTACCACTTGGGAGCAGTCGTACCAAACATCTTTCTCTTGCCAGCAACTTCCTCGAAGTTGCCGATGATGAGATCAGCAAACGTCTGATCGCTCGTGGCTGTCACGAGCGAGCCCGCACCGAGTGCACTGGCCAGGCCAACGATACCACCGTAAGTGCTGGTGCCGTTGCCGAGGAACAAGGCTTCGTCTTCTTTGATCGCGAAAGATTGTGCCACAGAGCGTGCCACCATTTCGCCAATGGAGATGACGGAGTCTTCGTTGAGCTCGGAGCTGACAGCCACGACAGCGGCCAGTTTCTTGGCGTCGAGTTGCACCGTGTTGACGGTCAGGTCGGACGCGGTGATCGTGTTGCCTTCGCCGACGTAGTAGGCCGTTGCCTCCCCGTCTAACCGTGGCATGATCATCTTAGAGTCGCCCATAGTGACCTGTTGGCACTCGCGACGAGCCACGCCGAATTGCTCACGCAGTTCGATGATGGTCGACTCGAGAGCATCAGGAACCAGGAAACCACCCTTGGTGTTGTCGCCGGTGGTCATCGTTGCTCGGATGCCATGCTCGCGGCACCAGTTCTTGGCCTTGCGGCTGCCGAACAGGTTGGCCATGATCCATTGGCCGGAAGCGTAGGCATCCTCTTCCTTCTTGAAGGATTGCAGGCGGCCAGCGGCTTTGGCTCGGGCTGGGATCTTAATGGCGGGTCGAGCTGCGGACTCTTCCTCGGCAATGACTTCCTTGCCCTTGGCGATGACGTGGGCAACGATCTTGTCGGCTCGTTGCTTGGCTTCGACCAGCTCGGCAATCTTGCCAGGCTTGTTGTCGGTACCAACGATGGAATCGATCTCTTCGATTTCGTCGGCAAGTAGTTCGCGATCTTCTTCTTTGGCAACTGCCATGATCGCTTCAACGCGTGCTCGCAAGGCTTCAATTTCCTTGGCGAGATCTTGAGGACTTCTCATTTTGGTGCTCCGTGCAATGCGGCAGCACAAAACGAAAAAAGCGGCTTGGGCTGCCGACTGTGTGAAAGGAATAAAACACAGCCTGCGAAGCCTTCCGCCGCTAATCAGTTGCGTCAGTACTTTGCGAGATTTAGATTGAGTCGTGAATTATCGAAATTCAATCGACCGTGTCAAACAGCGACTGCATGAGCAAAGCCGCGACAATGCGAAATAGCCATCGGCATGTCAGTCAGCTTCCATGTTTCGACGTTGCCCCATCCAGTCGATCGCAACCACGCATCGATGCACTTGAGCGTCGGCACAGTCCAGTTGGATGCGTTGGCTCCATATTCCGTGCCTGGGTAATACTCAGCGTGACAGGCACCAGATTGACACCCTTCGCCGGTGTAGGGCGACTGAATGTTGTCGAGGACGGCGGACTCGATGTGGATCGCTTTGGTTGTGACGGATCGCAGTTGCTCCAGTGCCCACGTTGGATGCTTCAGATGGTAAAGCACGCCGAAACAAAAGACGCGGTCGAACTCGATGCCTAGCCGTTCGATGTCATAGACGGACATGGTGATCCGCTGGCAATGCTTGTAGCCAAAGGCTGCCTGGCACAGATCCCACGTTTGCCACTTGCTGCTGCGGTCAACGTTGGCGGTGGTGCCGAGCGTGTCGCTGTGGTCGTCGATAGCTACGACGTAAGAAGCGCCTCGCTGGAGTGCGTACCAGGTCCAATACCCGTCCCAGGAACCGATGTCCAAGATTCGCTCGCCGTCGAATCGCTCGGGCAGTCGATATGCTTTCTCGTC